ACCTCGGTTGGGAAGTTTAGCTGTACTCCATGGTCCTAAAGGAGTTAAAGGTGAACCTTTTACTAATTTAGTGATGAATACAACCGACGTCAATATAGCTGAAGCTTCTCTTGCTAATTCATTGAAAGCAAATAAAATTAGTAGCACAGATTATAATAATGCTGTAAAAAATTTAAGAGGAATGTTTAAAGGCACAACCGGGCCAGAATATCGCCAATCAATCATTGACAGATTAGGAACTCAAGCAAAAGGTATTCAAAAATATAAAGGAACAAATTACCCTTTTTCAATTCAAAATTTAGTAAAAGATTTGATAACGGAAGTTAAAGGTGCTCCCGGATCTTGTCAGGCTATTCTTAAGAAACAGACGGGGGGAATTGCGACGACATGCGTTGAGGCTATTAAGAGAGACCCAGTAGGCTCTGCTAATAAATTAGCAACCATGGAAGCAACCTCAGGCGCATTAGGAAAAGTTAAAAATGCAGCTACAAGTTTTTTAGGTCTTTTGGGTAGAGGCGGAGTGAAAGCTGCGCCGCTAGCAGCCGTTGCTGCAGCAGGTGCAATTGCAGAGCCTTTAGTGAAACAATTTAGAAATGATGACCCAACAACTTACATGACAGATGAGAATCAACAGAAAGGAGTGTTGTTATCCTTATTAGAATCTGAAACTCCACAAGTTGATGAAGAAATTTTAAACTGGCAGTATCCTGGTATTGCTGCAGGAGCGGCAGCCGCGATTCCTGGTTCCGGTGCCATGTACAAAGCAAGAAGACTCAATATCGGTAAACCTAAAATGGGAATGGCACGAGCAGCACTAGGACCCGTTGGAAAAGTATTAGCAGGATCGTTTTCTCCATTAGCAGTAGCGGCAAGTTTACCCATAGGTATCGCTGCTCAAGTTAAAGGAGGATCTGAAATAGAAGATATAGCAACGGATCCATTTAATTGGATGGGACCCGCGTTTGCTAGTTCAGGAGCTGAATTAGCAACTAAAGGCATGAAGCCTACAGGAATTTTATCTAAAGCTTTAAGATTAGGAATGAAACCTTCAACATTAAGAATGATATCTAGTAGATTCGGATTACCGGGACTAGCGCTATCAGCAGGATTAAAAGGTTATGACATCTGGCAAAACAGTAAATACAAATAAAACGCTTGTTGCAAATATGCAACATGTGAAGTGGAAGGAAATTCCTCCTTTGAGAGGGCCGGATCCACAAGGCTTGAATAATGAATCTAAACAGGTTAAAACAATAATAAATTCGGGAGATATAAATGGCAGACAAAATCGACAAGGCTCTACCCAACGTAGATCCAGAAGTTAATATACAACCAGAAGAAATCACGGTTACAGAAACAGATAAATTATCTGAAGTAACTCCTGAGGGTGCTGAAGTTGTTATGGATGAGGAAGGTGGAGCTGAAATAAGCTTTGACCCAATGGCTCCGCAACAAGAAGCACAAAGTCATTTTGATAATTTAGCCGAATATGTACCTGATGATGTTTTAGGAAGACTCGGATCCAGATTAACAGAAAATTATATGCACTATAAATCTTCTCGAAAAGAATGGGAAGATACTTACATGAAAGGTTTAGACCTTTTGGGATTCAAGTATGTTAATCCAACACAGCCGTTTCAAGGAGCAAGTGGTGCAACGCACCCCGTGCTCGCAGAAGCGGTAACCCAGTTTCAAGCACAAGCTTATAAAGAATTACTTCCAGCGATGGGTCCTGTTAGAACCCAAGCGTTAGGAAGACCTAGTCGACCTAAAGAAGAACAATCGATTAGAGTAAAAAATTTCATGAACTATCAGCTCATGGATGTGATGACAGAGTATGAACCCGAATTTGATCAAATGCTCTTTTATCTCCCTCTTGCCGGCTCTGCCTTTAAAAAAGTTTATTACGATGAACTCTTAGGCAGAGCGGTATCTAAATTCGTTCAAGCGGATGATTTAATTGTTCCGTACACAGCTACCTCATTAGCTGATGCGGAAGCAATTATGCATATGATCAAAATGTCAGAGAACGATCTTAGAAAAAAACAAGTTTCAGGTTTCTATCGAGATATTGAATTAAAACCTGGTTATGATTCCGAAACAGAAGTTGAAAAAAAGGAAAGACAATTAGAGGGTATAAAAAAAACTAGAGACGAAGACGTTTTTACAATTATAGAATGTCACGTGAATTTAGATTTAGAAGGATTTGAAGATGTAGGACAAGACGGAGAACCTACAGGAATCAAACTTCCTTACATTGTTACAATTGAACATAGCTCAAGACAAGTTCTTTCAATTAGAAGAAACTATCAACCGAATGATCCTTTAAAAAAAGCGGTTCAATATTTTGTTCATTTCAGATTTTTACCTGGAATGGGCTTTTATGGATTTGGATTAATTCATATGATCGGTGGTTTATCAAGAACAGCAACCACTGCTCTCCGTCAATTATTAGATGCAGGAACGTTAAGTAATCTTCCTGCAGGTTTTAAACAAAGAGGAATACGTGTAAGAGACGAGGCCCAAGCAATACAGCCCGGCGAATTTAGAGATGTCGATGCACCTGGTGGAAACATCAAGGATGCTTTTATGACTCTACCTTTCAAAGAACCATCACAGACATTATTATCGTTGATGGGAATTGTTGTCCAAGCAGGACAGAGATTTGCCGCCATAGCTGACATGCAGGTCGGTGACGGCAACCAACAGGCCGCTGTTGGGACGACCATTGCACTCTTAGAGCGTGGCTCCAGGGTCATGTCAGCCATCCATAAAAGGTTGTTTGTGGCGATGAAGCAAGAATTTAAATTATTAGCGGATGTATTTAAAACTTATTTACCTCCAGAATATCCTTACGATGTTGTAGGAGCACAACGAAATGTAAAAGTTACAGACTTTGATGACAAAATTGATATTATTCCTGTGGCGGATCCAAATATATTTTCACAATCACAAAGAATTTCTATGGCACAAACAGAATTACAGTTAGCTATGGCAAATCCACAACTGCATAATCTTTACGAAGCGTTTTATGCAATGTATAGAGCGATTGGAGTTAAAGATATTGATAAAATTCTTCCTCCACCACCTCAACCACAACCTTTAGACCCTGCTGTAGAGAATATTATGGCCTTATCGTCAAAACCTTTTCAAGCTTTTAAGGGTCAGAACCATCAAGCGCATATGACTTCGCATTTAAATTTCATGGCAAGCAATTTAGCGCGAAATAATCCGATGATTTTAGGTGCTTTAGAGAAAAACTGCTTTGAACACATCTCTATGATGGCTCAAGAGCAAGTTGAAGTAGAATTTAGAGAAGAAATGATGCAATTACAACAAATGCAGCAGATGATGCAGCAAAATCCGGCTATGCAGCAAAATCCGCAGTTTCAACAACAACTTATGCAGCTTTCCATGCAAATTGAAGCAAGAAAAGCCAATTTAATTGCAGAAATGATGCAAGAATTCAAAGATGAAGAACAAAAATTAATGGGATCGTTTGGAAATGATCCAATTGCTAGATTAAAAGCAAGAGAACTTGATTTAAGAGCAATGGATAATGAGAAGAAACGAGAACAAGATCAAGAAAAGATTAATCTAGATAGATCTAAACAATTAATGGGTCAACAACAGTTTGATGAAAAACTTGATCAGAACGAAGAATTAGCTGAGTTAAGAGCCGATACTTCATTAGTTAAACAACAAATGGCTAATGATTTTAAATTAACACAAGATCGTTACAAACAAAGAGATGTGAAGATCTTGAAAGGTCCTAAAAGATAGGGTACAAACCAGTATAGGAGAAAAAACATGGTAAAAGTAACAAAAGAAGTAGGATACCCAGAAGGCGGCAAAACATATAAAGCCGATCCTGAAAGCGTTGGAATTGATCCAAGATCAGATATCATTTCTAATGAGGTAGCTGCTGAATCTAAAATTGATAAAGGAACTAAAGTTGCTGTTCAAGGTGAAGGCGCAATATTAGCTTCTAAAAAAAGAAAAGCTACTTGGTTCTAATATGGCCTGGTTTGGTTTAGCAAAAATCGCTTTACAGGCTGGAAGCAAGATATATGCCAATCGTCAGAAGACGAAAATGGCTATGTCTGATGCACAGCTTATGCATGCACAGAGGATGGCCTCCGGTGAGGAATCTTACCAGGGCAAACTTTTAGAAGCCCGGCAAAACGATTACAAGGACGAGATCGTACTTGCGATACTTACGCTCCCGATAATTGTGCTCGCCTGGTCGGTGTGGACAGAGGATCCGGCGGCTATGCAGAAGATAGATGTCTTTTTTGAGTATTTCTCGAATCTGCCAAAATGGTTTACAAATTTATGGATTTTGGTCGTAGCGAGCGTTTTTGGAATAAAAGGAACGCAGATATTCCGAAATGGTGGAGGAAAAAAATAAGTTGCGTTATATAAACAATTGTAATAGGTATTAATATTATGGCTAAGAAAAAACTAAAAAAAGCATTAATGTTAGGAGCCGCTTTAGCAGGTGGATTAGGATTAGCGAAAGCTAGAAGAAACAAAGCAATTGATGCAGGTATTGCAGCAGCTGATGAGGAACCTGGGGCCCAAATAAAAAATTATGGTCCTTATAAAAAATCAAAGGTTGCTAACGTAGCTAGTACAACTCCAAATTGGATAAATACCAATGATCCTCACCAATTTCGTTGGCCAATGAATCTTAAAAAAGGTGGAAGAGTTACTGGAATTGCAAAACGTGGTTTTGGTAGAGCATTAATGAAGGGGAAAAAATAATGAGACAAAACGGAGTAAGAAGCAATGTCAGATTTCCATACGCAAGTGGTATGAAGAAAGGTGGCAAAGCTAAAAAACAAGGTTACAAAGATAGAGAAGATGAGTCTATCAGCGCAAGACGTGGAAAAGAATCTACAAAAAAACAATCTTTTAAAGCTAGAAGAGACGAGTCCTACGGAAAATGGGGCAAGCGTAAAAGAGGAAAAATAAATAGATAATCACATGGGCGATATTTCTATCAAAGGTCATGGTATTGAAAGACGCAATACTAAACGAGAAAATCGTTTAGAAGAATTGGGTCGTGTGGATGCTGAAAGAGGTTACTCACGAAAAGGTAAAAGAAATTTAAAAGAAGAGAAAAAAAGAATCGTTCGTGAACTTAAAGCCGATGGCGGAAGAGTTGGAGCGAAAGATGGTAAATGGATTCAAAAAGTTAATAAGTCCATTGAAAAAAGAGGAACTAAAGGTAAATGTACTCCGATAACAAAACCAGGATGTACAGGTAGAGCTAAAGCTTTAGCTAAAACCTTTAAGAAAATGGCGAGAGAAAGAAAATCAGCTTAATGAGACAAGTCTTAATAGACGCGTTAGAGAAACAGTACGAAGCGGAAATAGCATCAGCTGATGCTACGATTAAATTACTTTTAGAAAATTCAGTTGGGGTTAGTGAACATTTGAATCATCAAAAAGAATTAGATTGCCAATTACACAAAATTGCTTCTGCAGAAGAAAAAATACAGGTATTAAAGGACTATGAAATCCCGAAAAAAGAAAAAGCATAAAAGAGCAAGAACTAAAAAAGGTCATTATAGAAAGGATGATAAAAGTACTCCTTTTTGGAATGAAGCTTGGGTTAAAGGAAGATCTCCCAAAAAAGGAAAGAATGCTTTAAGCAAATTCTTTAATTGGTTATTGAA